TAATTCGGAGAGCCTCCACACCGCCCGTCAACGAGGGCAGTGGGTTCGGTCCAACCGGCCCCGCAACTACGTTCGGGTCTGGGCGGGCAATCATCCTGATGGTAATCGGGTTGCCCGCAAAGTAAACGTCGTTCAGGTTCCCCACCCCTCGGGTGATCCCATCGTTCAGGGCCATGGGAACAGAGGTGAAGTCCAACACCGTGATCCCAGCCAGTGTGTCCTCAAAGACCGCAACACCCGCTGGCGGTACCCCCACCTGGGGATCCGGCGGATAGATACCATCCACGAACACCATTGCATTGGTCAGATTGTATCTGACGGCATCTCCCGTCACGGGGCTGAGTCCGGCGGGCGGGGCTGCCGTGTGGGTGACGAACCTCGGGGGTTCAACCGCCGTCCCACCGGGGATGGTCTCCGCTCGTCCTATGGACAGGATGCCGTGCGGCCCCAACGTGTACCCTGCTAACGTGGTGAAGTCAGAGTCTTCAAACAAGGCTGGTTCCTGAACCAAGATCAGGTCGTAGGGTCGGGCATTCCCGATCCCAGGAACGATGGGACCAGGCACCACGGGGAACAGGTCCGCATCCACATCTAGGGACGCAGGAGTGTCCCCAACGACGTTCACCACGCCGTTCAGGCTCAGGATTTCGTCCGGGTACACCGCCTCGGTTGGCACCGTGTCGGACCTGGCTGAGATCGCCTCGGACACCACAACGGAGATGTCCTCGAAGCGATCGATCTCTGTGTTGCCCGTGCGGATGTATGGGACCGAGAAGTCCCCCGAGTCGTCCACCCAACCCCCAAGCAAAGCCGGAACTTTGAGTGGGTTCTGGTTCATGTAAAGGAACTCCAGAATACCCTCCACCGAGGAGGTGGGCTCAGGCACATTCTGTCCCGCCAACTCCTTCAACGGGATGTAGGCGTGGTCCTGAAGGGAGGGGAGGGACTTGTCGATGACTTGTCCGTCTGACTTGGTCCCCAAGTCATAGCCATCCCGATACAGTCCGGCCAGCACCGTACTGTCAGCGAACGTCTGGAAGGTGGGAGCCGTGGTCAGGTCTGGCACCTGAGGAGCCTGCATCGCCACCCCTGAGGGCGAAACCACCATCAGTGTGTCGCCCCGCTCCAAGGGGTACTCGTGGGCGGGTGTGTCCACCACAAGGACTTCCTCAGGGAGCGCCATCGGGGCGGCCAAGTAGTCCTGGAAGGTAATCACGCACCCGTATAGGACTTCTCTGACGAAGAGGCCCGTGGGTTCCGTGGCACCCCACATCAGGACAGTTGTGGGACAGAAGGCACCGAGTTCTGTTCCGTCCGGCTTCCCCCAGCCCAACTGATCTCCTGCCTCGAAACCGGGCACGGCCAGTTCTGGGTCACCAGCAACGGCGTCGCCCAGATCCCCAGGAGGCACTGTGGAGAGGAATCGTGTGTCATCAGGGTAGCCCGTCTCAGGATCCACGGGCACGTCCCTTAAAAGGAGCGGCGTCACGATGATGCAGGCAACAGGGACCGGAGGAGAAGCACCCCCGTCGAAAAGACCACCAGGTAGCCCATCCGGAAAGTACCCCCAGATGCGACCCCTCGCCCGTCTCTCGACCAGATCGATGGAATCTACACCCTGGATGTCCCCCAGCACGGGATTACTGATCTGGCCAATCTGCTCACCCGTGGTCTTCAGCCATTCCCCGTTGATGTCCCGTCCTGCCGTGTAGACGCCAGGGTTGAAGGCTCCCGGCTCCATCTGTGCCCCTGCGCCGGGGTACAGACGGAAGAATGCCTTGGTCCGGGTGGGGAAGATGCGGGAGAACTGATGCTGATCGGACATGCGCCCGAAGACACCCTTGGCCTTGAAGTGGTAATAGGGATCCGCCCCCGTCCCTGTAATGTGCGTCTTTCCGAGCTTGAGGAGAACGACGTCGTCCACATCATTCTGAACCAATGCACCCTGGATGGTCTGCATTATATTCAGCGTGTTTGGACCCAGGAAAGAACCACTGATCTCAGCATCCTCCAACGTGACGGAGTCAGGAGCCACCACCCAATCGTCCAGGGTCAGGAATGCTGGAGCGCCCAGCACCCGTTCAGAATTTACTGCGTCCGCCCACACAAACCTTGACAGGAGACCACCTGAGATGGCGTCCTCGTACCCAGGCGTGGGGTAGTCCTTCCCGTAGCCCACCCAGAACCGGAACTTCCCATCCCGATCCCCGACGAAACCTCCCGAGATGGTCTCCTGGATCTGTTCGAAGGCCACGACAGTGTCATTGTAGAAGCCCAGGAACGTCCTGGCTGCCCGATCCAGGTCCGAGAGGTGTGCCTTCTCCCCCATCAACCCAAAACGCCCCTGCTGCCAGTTGTCGGTCCCTCCGGCGGAGATCTGAATGGAACCCCCAGCGGGAGACGTGGCGTTGATGTCCCGGATAGCCTCCTGGGCTGCCTCGCTGAGGAATTGGGTCAACTCCACGGCTCGGAAGTAGAATGAGTCCGGGCTGGAAAAGGTGAACGTCGCAGCGAGGGTTGCACCCAGTCTGTCATTCGCTTCGCTGGGTGTCGTGACGGACAAGAACGACGCCTGGAACCGAGGCTCCACCAGCACCTCATCCTTGAGATAGGGTTGGAGGGTCCGCAGCTTGGTGAAGGTCAGAAGGAGCCACTGGTTGGGCTGCAGACCAGCTTGCGGAGGCCACAGAAGCTGCACAGCCCCTGACGTGTAGTCCAGATGGTACTCCACGTCAGGCACCAGGGTCCGCCCCGGTGCCTCCTCACCGTTGCTCAGGGTCTCCCCGAACAGGACAAGTTCCACCGTCTCAGAGTCCAGAACCGGACCCACGCCCACGAACTCCATGAAGTTCGGAGGGTACACCGGACGGTAGGAGATTTTGACGATGGGGGCTGCCAGTATGTCGAAGGCCCGATGGAAGCTCCCCGTCACCGTGATCTTCGTGCGTGTCCCATCCTCCGTGATCTCGGAACTACCGATGGTGTAGGGTGCGCCCCCGATCTCGATAACATGGCCCGGCACAGCGAACTCCGTAAGGTCACCTCTGAAGATGACAACCTTCTGGCCTCGCACCACAGACTCAAAAGGAAACTGTGTCAGATCAATAGCTGACATAAACCCAGCGGCTGCCGTTGTGGGCACAGGAGTCGGCCCATCGGGGTCCACCACCGTCGTGAGGGGCTTGTCCGTAATGTAGTTCAGCAGATCGTTACCAGGAGCCCTGCTGCCCACCTCGTTTATGGTAGAGGGGAAGATGTTGACCTCGGTCACATCCCCGCTGCCATCGGTTTCGAGCGGAAAGTACTTCAGGGAGCGGATGTAGAAGCAGTCCTCACCAATCCGAATCATCTGGCCCGGTTCGAACTCTGCTGTCCTATCCGTCCTGAGCCCAAACCGGCTCTGGTTCGCCTTGATGAAAAAGGGTGGACGATAGATGTTTTTCTGACTGGCCTCGTAAGAACGCTCCCCGCCCTGGGCTTCGTACACGGCAAAGGTCACGGTCACGGGGTCCGTGGCGTCCACTGTTTTACTCACGAACGTGACACGCCCGGCTCCGTTCCAATCCTCGGGGTAATCGACAACACAGTCGACCTGCCCGAAGTTCTGCATCATCGCACCGATCCACACGGAAGGTTCGATGTCTTGGAACACGGTGTCTTCAAGAGCATGGTTGAACTTGTAGATGTTGGGGGCAACCAACTGCGCCTGTTCTTTCCGCACGAAAACGGGAAGGAACTCGACCACTTGGTCACCGATCCGCCGCCCCTCAAGGTCCGCCCGCCAGTAAAGAACCTCCACCACCGCCCCCCTCGGGAGGGGCACGTTGGGGGAGAAGGCACCCAGCATTGGATTGATGGAAACATCCCTGTGCCCTTCGGTCTCCAACTGCTCCACAAAATAGAGCCTCTTCCCAGCGTGTACCGTCAGGTCAGCGGAGGACAAGTTGAACCAACCGTCTGAGGGGTCAAACTCCGCCTCTCCACTGACGAGCAGGGCTGCACCCAGGAACTCCTCCTGGTAGTAGACCTTGGCCCCCGTCAGTGAAGTCAACACAGTGGTGCCAAACTTGAGACGCCCCTTCGGTGTCGTCACACCGCCAACAACAATGTCAGCGGTCAGGTACTCAATTCCTGACGGATCCGAACTGAAGGACGCAACCCCCACCAGATCACCGGCCCCGTGGCTAAAAGTTGCCCTCCCCACCTGAACGGAGAACGCCTCCGTGGAGAAACGGGAACTGTTCACATCGGGGAGCGTCAGCAGGTTGTTGGCCATCGTCCCCATGGGGACTTTCCTGAGGGCCGTCAGTGTCGCCTCATTCGTAAGGTTGACTGCCTCCAAACCGAACCGGAGGCTGATAGGACGATCAAGTTCCACCGCTTCGCCCATGTCCACCTGAAGTCGGTTGGCCTCCTGCTCCGCTGGGGTTGCAGGCACAAGCCCGGCCAGATGCAGTATCCTGATGATGAAAGGCTCCTCAGGGAGAAGCTGGAAGTCCTTGTAGACCATGTCAGCGACAAGCGCCGGGTCATACACATCCGAGGTGTGTCCCGTGAAAAGCTCCCACGTCATCCAAATCTGGGACTCCTCTGGGATCGCAGGTGCCAATCGCACTTGTGTAGACGAAAGGATCTCCTCCACAAGATAGGAGCCGGTGTTATCCCCGGAGGTGATCTTCAGGCGGTAGCCAACCTTGGCCTGGGTGAAGTCAGCGGACTGATCCTCAAAGTGAGTGGGGTCGGTCAGGCGGGCACCCTTGGACCCATAGGTCACCAAGGAACCAAACCGCTCGACCAGGATCACGTTCCCGGACACCCCGTCCTGGGGCAGAACGAAGTCCGTGTCAGGATCCTGAAAGATGTAAACACCACCATCAGGGGCCACCAGCAGCCCTGCGGCAATTTCAGGGATCCCCAGCAGGGTCTCCGGCACCAGGCTGGGAACACCCAAGTTCAGGGTCGTGGTCGTTTTGTCCACGACACCCAAGGCGATGCTGTCCTCCACCCAGTCAAACTTCCGCTGCCCAAACCTGTGAATGATGTCCTCGTAGTGCAGGAGGGGCTTGTTGACCACCTCGATCTCGTCCCCATTAAGGGCAAGGTACTGGAGGGTGAAGAAGACCCCGTCGTCATACCCAGCGATGTCCTGCAATGGCACATTGTCCAGGAACGTGAAGGGGCTGGGAGGAACACTCTCGGACAGGATGATGTTCTCGACCCGGTCGACTGCGGCGTAGTCCGGGGTGGCACTGCTGCGGTCCATGTTGGAGGGGCTGCGAGGGAGTCCCAAAGTGACCCCTGAGTCAGGAAGCCAGTTCTGGACCCCGTTCACGGCACGCCACCCAGGCATAAGGCCCAAGGCAGTGCAACCGGAAAGATCCTTTTCCCCGTCCGTCCCGAAACCGATCTCCACCGAGGTCGCTCCTCGGATTGCAACACGACCGCTCACAGCGGTGGCCGTCCCGGCGGGAGGCAACGGAAGAGTGTCAGACTGAAGGGATGCGGCGACCATCTCGGGTGTGAAATAACTGTTGTTAGGGTAGGCTGCCAACAGCAGAGTGGGTGTCCACAGGTATGCCGTACCGTCCACGGCATAGTAGAACACCTCATCACCAGTGAACCTGAAGATGTCCCGTCCCCTGGAGTAGACCACAGCGTCCGTAGTGAAGGTCGCTGGAGTCAGTGACGACTGAAGGAAGTAGACAGCGTTATCCCCGAAGCTCTTCCGATCACTTCGGCCCAGCACCACCAGAGATCCCTCTACACCCCGTTCCCTTGCTACATAGGCTTTGCTGGCCTTGACCTTGAAGCCCATGGTCGGGAGGTCAGCCTCCAGAGTCACCTCCTCCAACGTGATGATGGCCCCTTCACGGGAGAACAAGATGGATTCTCCAACCCCGTCGTCTACCTGACGGATCCGACCCAAGTTCTGTGCCCCGATGGTGTCGCCCCCCGGACGTACCGTGGCTGCAACACCGGGCTGGGAGGGAAGACCCCCTGTACCGTCCGGGGCGTCGAGGATGCCCGAAACCCCGAGTCCTCTTCGGGGGTCGTCCAGCGCAAACTCGGTGGGCAGTTCTACTGCGTCCGGGATGTACAACGGGTCATCCTGTGCCGTAGCCACAGCGCCCGCTTCATCCACGAGTGCCACAGGAGCACGAGTAGGCTGGGGCTGGCTGTTAAGAGCCACCCCCTTGTAAATGACGTCCTCTCCCAGGAAGTACTTGTCAAACAGGGGGGTTGAGGGATCAGCCCGCTGTACGTCTTCGGGGGCAAAACGCAACTTCCCGGTCGAAAGAGACACGGCAACCGTACCGGGGTCCACTGTGTTGATTGATGCCAGAGCCGCATCAGTGGTGACCAAAATAGGGGTCAGAGGATTCCGACTCCCAAAATGGATGAAGGGGTGATCAGTCGGACCAGGGATCGGGGCCAAGTACAGGGGTGTGGCATCTGCAAGCCGCATCGGACCCACGATTCCGTCCGAGGTTGGGCTGTAGCCCTTGTAGGAGTACCAGATGGTCTCACCAGCATGGGCCGTCGCAAATTCCGGGTTAAAAGCGAGCTTCCCACCCGTCTGACCCATTACAGCATTGCAAGGGTTTGCTGCGAAGTCATAGTCCTCGAAGTCACTGTCTGCCACCACACGGACAGACCCCACAGGCGTCCCTGTGGCCCCCGGTACGGACCCCACCCGGATCATCGAGTACTGGTCAGGGGCTGCCGAAGAACCCGGTAGGAAGGTCCCCACGGGCAGGTTGTTGACCTTAGGGCTCATCGTGTAATCCAGGTCTAGCACCATTGCACCCAGATTCTTGACTGCCGTGCCCTTGTATGGTGCCCAACGCCGAGCCTGTCCGTCCCACCCGAACCGGGTCTCGTAGCGGTCGTTCCTCGTCCACCAGAAGCGGGACGACGCCAGTGTGTAGTGGACGGCCACCACGTAGTCCCCTCTGCGAAGGGACAGGCCCCCGGCGAGAGCGGTCTGCTGTACGTCCGTGAGATAGGCCATCCCAAGGGTCGGACTCTGCTCGTCGGCCTCGAAATAGAGGGTGACGTAGGGGGCGTTGCCCTTACGGGGCTGGCCCCCCGGATGGTTGGCTGGGTTCACATCGTCAGGATCGATCCAACCGTCATCGTCGTAGTCCTGATCGCCCCGAGCGACAACAACCGCCAGGATGCGACTGAGGCTCCTGTTCCCCTCGTCCGTAACCACAAGGTGGGCTGCCCCATCCGTCCAAGTCTCACCCGCTACGACGTCGGTCACGCTCAGGGTACCCGTGGGGTATGTCGCTGTTCCCGTTTCCAGCCACCAAGATGGGTCATCCACCCATGACAGGGATGCCGTGTTCTGCGCCCATACCAGATACTCAACCGGAGTTGTGCCCGGTGCATCTAGGATTCCGGCCCTGTACTTATCAGCCGCTGCGTCCACAAAGGTCGGAGGCTCACCCAGGGGTGACCCGACCTTTAATGTGTATGCCGTGGGGACAGAGCGTGGATCACGGATGACCCCCGTGACGGGCTCCCCTGAGGTAACAGCGTTACTGGGAGCGATCCGTGCCCCCCGCAATACATGACCGTCGAAACTGAAACCCATTACACCACCACCGAGTTCGTAGTGCCAGGGACAGGAACTCCCGCCACAACGGGGGGAGTCGCAGGCAGCGTCACAGAGGCCGTCCCGACTCCCAACAGAAGCAACGAGGCTATCCCGATCCCAAGACCTTGAGCCATCATCGAAAGTGCCGCTCCAGCACCAAGCGAGGCCCTTAAGGTACCCTGTAAGATACCCACCAGAGCAGGACCGTTCGCCACGATGACCTTAGAGACATCCTGCCCCACGCTAATCCCAGCAGCGACACCGGAATACTGTCCATAACTGCTAAATCCTTGCGAGATCCCCATGGTCACCGCCGTCGCCAGAGAGAGGGACAAAGGCCCCTGCATCCCCGCTCCTGATAGGGCAGATACCACCACGTCCACAGTCGGAGGAACGACCAGTTTGCTGCTCGCAGCCTCGATCACACCCATACCGGGCTGTCCCGTAGCCACCCCTTTGAGCGCCAAGTTCGTCGGTTGGTTGATGCCCCACTGGATCACGCCCGAAGCAATCCCCTGTGCGAGACCATCATAAGGAACACCCCCGAAGGGGAAACCACCCGAAGCCCTATTCTGGGCCAGGGTCTGGTAGAGCTGGTTTGGGGTCAGGGCCATATCAGTCCCTTCGGGCACTGTGCGTTACAACAGCTTTACACAAGAAAACCAATTCAGCCTGGGCCATATCCCACTTCATCTGTTGCACCCGTTTCTCTACCCATTGGATGTTATCTATCTCGTAACCCTTAGTGCTGTCGATGCGGTCAAGCGATGCATTCCCGCTTGACCGAACGCCAATCCTGTCAAAGGTCAGTGCAAATCCCGTTAGGGCACATCTTCCGTTTTGCCTCTGATAAAGCTGCCAAATCTCCTGGTGTGTGACAGTGACGGACAATCCTCGTTGCTCCGCCCCTGCCAGGATTTGCTTCCAAAAACAACCGGAAATTTCACCGACACCTTTCCAGTTGTGCGCCCGTTTGCCTTTGTTCGACTTCCCCATGGAAACGGCATTATCGTGGTGAAGACAACCACAACTACGTGTGATGCCAGTACGAAGGCGATTCAGTGGCACAGTGGTGGGGTGACCACAATCACAGAGGCAGTCCCATTGAGTACCACCCTCCCGTGTATTGTTCCTGTTTCTGCCGGTCACAGTGAGTCGCCCAAACCTTTGTCCCAACATAGACGTTTCGGAAGTAACCCCGTGTGAAACCCCCCGAAGACACCCGCAACTACGGGTGTGTCCCGACATCATTTTGTGCAGGACTTTGACCACGACGGTGCCACAGTCGCAGAGGCATTGCACCTGAGTTTGCCCATGGGGGGCACGAGGGGCATCACCAGTGATCACCAAACGCCCGTACCGCTGACCGACTTGGAAAGTTGCTCGCTTTGGCATTTCCGCCCCCAACCCTATCTTCCCTATACCAGAAGGACAAATAGGCTAACTAGCGATCAGATGGCCCTTGGCCCCGATACCCCAAGTTCCGAACGGCAGCCCCGTGAAGGGTTCCAGAGAACCGGCGCAGAGAATTGGGCCACTGTCCGTTCCAAAAATCGGCCCTGCCAGCAACACGCCCGAGGATCCTCTCACAGTCGCCACCCCCGCAGTCGCTACAAGGAAAGCAGCCGCCGTGCCTGTCATTGTTGCCGTGCCCGCCGAGGCCGTAAGGGAGAGGGGGCCAACACTTGCCGTGGCGTTGATCCCAGCAGGGCTCATCGTCAAGGTGCTGGTAGCAGCCTTGGCCTTCCACACACCCACCAGGGTCTCATAGGTCATGTTACCGACTTTGATGGAAGTCTTGTGATTCCCCAGGTTGAAGGTTTCCTCACGATCCCCCGCCACATAGGTCACCTTCTCACAGACGAAACCTGGCACCGTAGGGGCGTAAGTCCGCTCGTGGAGGGGGAAATTCGTGGGGAGACCGTACTTGGGACCACCGTAGGACTCCTGGCATTTCCCACCCACAGTGATCTGGAAGTTTTCGGAGGAAATGGATGTCCTCTTGACTCCGTCGAGGCTCAAATCCTCATGCCCAGTGATCTGCACGGAGGTCGCACTGACCTCGGTCTGGTGCCCATGGATGAGCACCTTTTTGCCCGCAAGGAGGCGAAGGTTGGTTCGGGCCTCAATGTCTACCGCAGGAACGTCCCCTGCGCCCCGCCCCGTGCCCAACACGGCCTCCATCTCAGCTTCGTGTGACTTGATAGGTCCCCCACCGAAAATGCGAACTGAGCCCTCCTGCGCCGTGAAGGCCAGGCTGTTCGTTCCAGTGGTTCCGAACTCGGTGTGCCCATCGAGCAGCAGTTGGAACTTTCCTGCAACGCCCAATTTGAGGCCACCCCTCAGGAACGCTTCCACTGCGTTGCCTTTCGGGTCGCCTCCGATGCTGGCCCTGAGTTGCCCTTGCTTGTTGTAGGACACGAACGTCTCGGACACACCTCCAGTAGGGGGTGTCAACCGGAACAGCGTAGCGGCTTGCTCCAAGATGGGGGTTGAACTGGCCCCACCCCCAACGAATGTAATGTTGGCAGGTTCTATCCCTGGTGCGGGAGTGTCCCCGTCAAAAACGGAGGCCACCAGAGGAAGCCCGTAGCTCTTCCTCCCGGCAATTGAGAAAGGGTCGTTCCCGACCACGGATCCCAGCACCCACTCTATGTACGGAGCGTTGACGTTCGGTGTCGTGGACCCCGTCTTCGGGTCGTTCTCCGGGATCCGGTCTACATCGAGCATGTCCGTCTGCTCGGTGACGGGCAAAATCCCATCCGAGGTGTGGGTAACCTCAATACGGTACTCCGTCAACGTCCGGGCATCCGGGTTGGTGACAGCATTTCCCTTGCTCTGATTGGACACACGGAACAGGGACTTCGCCCCGTAGATTGCATCGGTTTTATGCTTATCATCTACGACCTGCCCGAATTCGTTGATGAAACCCCCGTACCGAAGAAACTGGAGGGGATCCAGGTACGGGTCCGGGGCAAGATAGCTTCGAGTGAGCGTCGAATCCTCAGTGCTCTTAGCCAAGTTCGCTGATGGTGTCAGGAACCCCTGGGTTTCACTCAGACTTGAGGGGAGTGACTTGTCCGTCAGTGGGCGTCCCAGCCCCGCCTGAAGTCCATCATCCCAGATCTTTCCATCGGACACCATGGTGGGAGGAAGGAATGTGGCATCCCGCTGCACCATCCCGGCGTAGACACGGGCACCAGCCAGCGCTTGGAAACTCTGCAACGCCCGGAGTACGGCAGCCTGGTCCTGGTCCCGTAGGCGGAACTCGTTCCCCCGCCTGTTGGACAGTGTCACACTCTCATCCAGCACAAGGTCTGAACCCTGGGCAGAGGAGCCTACGATGTTGCCGGGTTGGATGTGCCGGAGCTTGTGCCGGGTGCGATCATAGGAACCCTCCCAGAATTTCTCTTCTCCCGGTCCCAGTTCGTATTCGTCGGCGGTCGTTTCCGCCGTTGTTACCCAGTTCCGGCCTGGCCAGATGCCCGGAACCATCCAACCCAGAATCACAGGAGTCTTGGTACTCTCCCCCACGTCCGATGTGGCACTCTCCTGCACCATCCAACCGATGATGCAGAAATCCCCGATCTGGGGCATCGCCCCGAGGAAGTGGCGGGCACCGGCCCCTGGGAAGGTAAGGGGAACAGGCACACGCTCATAGGTGCCCGAGGCACCCGCTACGGTACGGAGCGTAGCGAGGTGGCCCTCGTAGTCCAAGTTAGTGACCTTGGCGATCCCCAACCCGTAATTCTGGTCAGGGGAAGCCTTCTTCAGATCCTGCTGGGCCTTCGTGGTTGTGGACCGCATCTGCCCACGGGTAACAGAGGGGGCACCACCTGGACGTCTGGAACTGGTGTCTGATGGGGCCATTAGTTCTCCTCACCCGTGAAAGCGTCTACTACGCCCTCGTTGGCCTGACCGATGACGTTTTTGCTAGTGCTTTTCAGGTTGTCCGCCGCTGCCTTCTGCTGGGCGGCGAAGTCCTCATAGGTCTTTTTAAGATCCTTGATGGTCCTCACGACACTGCTGGGCTTCATGTCCGGAAGGGAACCCCGCAGAGCCTCCTGGGACATCTCCCAATCCAAGGCCGGACCCATCGATGAGGACATCAGCAATCTGGTCACATCATCCAGTCCCTGTTCCCCCAAGGCCAACGGCAACGGGGAACTAGTCGGGGATCCGGGAGTGTCCACCTGGATAAAATCAGCATGCCCCGCAATGTCCAACAGGATGTCAGCCTCCGCTGCCTTACAGGTGCAGGTCGTCGTCTTGAGTCCTGATGTCAGTTCAGCCAGTGAATACCCAGCATTCACCAACGGGATCTTGTGGACCCCATCCTTGGCCTTGTCCGTCAGGAAGTTGATAAGATTGATCTGTAGCTCCGTGGGGTCACCAGTCGTTCGGGCCAACCCCAGGTCCAGGATCTGCTCATCCGTCAAGTTGTCTCGGAGGCTTTGCAAAACCTTGCGCTCAACCTCCTTCACGGAATCATCACCTTTACCCAGGGTGATGACGTCTACAATGTCCTCCACCAGATCTTGGCTCAACAGGGAGAGAGGGTCCTGCCTGGTCAACTGATCCAGGACACCACCGGGGTCTGTGTCCACGTCCCGCCCGTAACGATAGGAGCCGATCACGGTGTAGCCACGAGCGTCGGACACGGGGAACACAGGAGGGTACGCTAACACCGTGATGGGTGTCCTGACCGTCCATGATTCAGAAAACTTCTTGGGGACCGTGTCACCGTAGGGACCGGCCAAAGTTTTCACAAAAAGGTCCAATCTCTCCATTGTGGTCTGGTGGCTGGTTTCTTGGGCTACGGTGCTCTCCAACCACTGGTCCTTAATGGCTCGCACCTGCTCCTGCACATTCCCAGCGAACCACTGAGCCACGTTCTTCCACACATCGATGGAATTCCTGGTAGAGGAACCCCGAAACAATTTCTTGGAGGCACTGGGGTTGTCCGCCAGTTTGTAGGTGCTGAGTGGGGTGGTACTTGGCCACACGGCACCAAAGGCATAAAAAGCGTCGGGAATCACAACAAATGTGGAAAGATCTGCAATCGGCGCTGTGCCATGAGCGTTTGCTGCAAGAGCAGCCAGCACGAGACCCGTACTATTGAATAGGGTCAACCACACCGAGAACAGGCTTTGCGGTGTTTGCTCCAGAGTCGCTTTGGCAGCCAGGGTCACAATCTGACTTTCCACCTTGGAAAGGAACCCGCCCCCAAACTCCAAACTCCAGGAACGCTTTATAGTCTTGGACTTCCCCCGTGACAATGTGACCTCTACGGGACTAAACATCATCTCCCGGATCTCGTTGGTAGGAACGAACTCACCCCCCGCTATCCTGTTGGTCAACACCTTGATCCCCCAGATGGGAACTCGTGCCCCCAACTGCGCCTGGGGCAGTACCCCATTAGGCTGGATCTCGATCTCATTGGAGGGCAGGAACGTCGGCACGGGCAGTGTTTTCCCCGCCATGTCATTGGGCGTCAGTGTATCGCTGCTAGTTCCGGTGTCCGTTTTTTTGATCTTCTTTACGGGTTGCCCTTGGTACTCTTTCTGAGGATGTGACGCCGAGTAGTAACGGTACATCCCAGGCAGTGAACCATTGGAAAGAGACGCCTTCTTGTCCCCCAACAGGTCCAGGAGGGTCGTGGTGGCGTTGGGATCCTTGTAGGCTGTCCCGAACTGTGCGTCCTTGAGGAACCGATTCCCTGTCCTTCGGATAAGCTCCACGAAATAGCCTACCGAGGCGGTGTCGGATGAGTCCCCCAGGCTTTCATCAAAGGCAGTTATTGCTGAGTCGAACTGGGCTCTGACTTTAGCAACCTTGGCCTCAGCCGCAGTCACCGCTGCCTGTGCCTTTGTTTTGTCCTTCGCAGTGGACTGCACATCGTTTTTGTTCAAATCAGACTGTTTATTTTGGGCCACTCCCAGTGCCCTGTTGGCTTTTTCAAAGTCCTTCCGCAATTGTACCTGGTTTATTGTGAACTTTGCCTGCCTGTCCTGATACATTGCAGCAACCACCTTGATGGGGATCCCCCCCAGCTCATTTGGTTGCGACGGGTCCGTGGGGTACCAGAAACTGATTGTGTTCCCATCATCAGCGGACATCGTGAACAGCGGTCCTGGATTTCCCTTATCCGTCACCGTGAGGATGTTGAGATCCACCCCCATCTTGAGAAGCCCAAAGAGAGACTGGTAGGAGTCCAAGGAGTCGATATCGGATCCAACAAGGAAGAACAACGGATTGAACTGTTCCGGGTCAAGGGCCATCACCACGTTGGGGAACCCCGACAACTGTGGTCTCCCGTCCTTTCCCTGTACCTCAAGCGGAGTGGGTGGGAAGGCTGGATAATCCAACTTAATAGCATCGATGCCGGACAACACGGGGTTCGTCCCCAGGGTCTCCACTTGCGCTGGATCCCCCGGAGCATAGAACTTGGCCCGCTTCCCAATAAGTTGTAGCGTGGTGGTACACTGGCCACCCACCTGATAGGCGTGAGCGAAACTGTTGCAGTAGTAGAAACAGTCCAGATAGGGGATGTACACGGGATACCCAGGACGCAACTCAGGACGCATCGGGATCGTTACCGAAGCGGAGTTGGCAGGAGCGTTCATTATGTCCATGCGGTTGATGGCGGAGAAGAACATCGACTTGGTGTCATTGAAATACGCCGTTTCATAATTTCCTGGACGCCACCCAAATTGTGCGACCAAACGGTAGTCGATATACTGGCCCTGAACCCCCCACTCCCCCTCGACCCCATGCCCCACGATGTTTTTGGTGAACGTCCCCTTCACGGTCATGTAGGTGACCTGGGGTTCCTTCTCGTCAAAGTTGATGGAGATGATGTCGATGTCCTCCAGCCGGTACACACGACTGCCGGAGGTGTCCAGATTGTACATTGGGGGCTTGAAGACGAAGTCCCCATCCACATCCTGGTAGAACTCGAACCCCGTGACCTCACACACCTTCTGTGCGATGTCCAGTTTGGACTCGTAGGTGCTCTCGAAAAGCTGCACCTGGCCCCATTGGGAGATGTTGTTCACGAAAGCAATCATTTCGGCCAGGTTCAACTCGAATGACGGAGTAGGAGAATCAGGGTTGTTCGGGTTCGATCGTGCGAACTTCAGGGCCTCAATCATCTGCTTCCGGCGGTCCTCGCTAGAAGGTCTCAGCAGCCCTAATGTCAATGCAGCAGAAAAAATGTCACCCGACCGACTTGTACCCTTGTCCTGGAAGCGACTTTTCAGTAACCGGGTAAGCTCTGAACCCTTAAGACGACTCAGGAAGGTGGCCTGTGCCGAGTTGAACAACGACCCTGAAGCACCGTGGAGACGGAGCTTCGTTTCCCGCTGATTGAAACGGTGCTGCCAGTATCTCAGGTTCAAACTGAAAAGGCTCTCCCCCGTAATTGGTGAACGAGCAGTCTGGTTCGTCTTCTTGGACAAAGCATAGGCGACACCACCAGCCGCCCCAGCGGTGTCATTGTGCAGCGTGTACATGATCTCGTAGGGGTGCATCCCCGTGAAATTGTGCCCAACCATGGACACACGGGCTTTAGAGTTTTGAGGGCGTGCCCCGAAGAGGGAAGCATTGGTGCTCATCTGGTGATACTGCCAGAAATGGAGCATTGAGGCGCACTGGATGGTGATGTTCTGTGATCCAGCGCTCCAGGAGTGTGCCACCGACGTCACCACCCCGTGGAAGGTGTGGTAGTAGGGGTAGGCCAACATGTTCTCAAGCTCAACCCCGGACAATCCGGCCTCGTTCACCAAAGAGTCACCCCACGACACATCCGAGGGGTTGACGGTGGACCCCGGTGTGGGTGTCACAACAGGGGCTGAGACCGGCTCAGAACCCGGTGCATAATCGTCAGTAGTCACCCCTGCTGCCTCGCCCTTCCAGTATGCCAGGTGATCCTTAAACTCCCCAATAGTTTTAGCACGCTGTTCTGCGGGTGCATTGGAACCATCAAGACCGACGTTTTTCCCCCTCCACAACTCCCCAGCCCACAGATCCGTCAACGTGTCAGAATCCTTGCCCTTCATGGCGTTCTGGTATGTGTAAGCCATCGTCCAGGTAGCCAACCGGGGGTCAATCAAATCGGAATGTTCCCAAGTGATCCGGGGATCTTCGGCAAAGTTGTCAAACCACTTACTTAAAACCTGAGTGGACCCGAAAGCCGTGTTAGTGTCCGGTTCCGTTTCCGAATCCTTCTTCTCTTGATTCCGACCCGCTGGCAGGATTTTGCTCTCCCGCATCAGATTGCCCAGCAGCCACTCTAGGGGAACCCCCGTTTCCTCGGACGCTGCCATCGCAATGTAGAGAACCCGTTCCCGAGGAAAATCTTGGATTGTCTGAGGCCCCTCCAAGGCCCACAGTTGATCCAACTGCGCTGCGTAAGCCTCCAGTTGGACATTCTTTTTCAGGTCCACCCCAGGAATGAGGATCGGTGTCTCGCCCAGGGTGGACTCCATGTGCCCGCTGTACGTGGTGTTGCTGTAGTCGATGTTAGACTCACCCGAGGCTTCAAACGTGATCTCGGGGTTGTTCATGGCTGTTCCCAGATTGGAATACAGCCCCTTCACAGGGAAGTACCCCCGCATGTAGATGTGAACCTCCAACCCTGGGTGCAGGAGGAACTGGGCATCACGAGCGAACGAATCTATGTGGTGGACCGGAACGCTCAATGTAAAGTTACCTGACGCCCCCGCTGCGTCACAACCAGCGTCCACTGACACCGATGTCACAAACTGCTGGATGTTGATTGCGCTATGGCACTTCTGGCAACCAGGAAGAGAGATGTCCCCGTTGATGTACACGAGGGCATCAGGTGTGTGCTGGACAACTTTGCGCTGGCCCAACCTCCAGGTGCCAACATAAGGTCTGTGCATTAAGCCCATCCGTTACCTCAGTCCAAAAGGCCCGGAAAACTGCGTGGCCTCTGTCGTCACGATACGTTGCCCAAGGGGTTCATTAACTTTGGGGTCCTCAAAACCACCGGAACCCACAGGAGTCCCACCAGTGCCTCCTCCTGACTTGGTGAACCCCGTTCCTTTTTCCAAGGGGGACTCCAAACCACCAGGCACCAAAACCCCGAAATCATCTCCGGTGGCAATGTGTCCCTGAGTTGTCACCCGAGGCTTCCCATCAGGACCTAACCCAACCGAGTAATTTCCTGGCTGGTTCTGGGCCTGATTTGCTTCTCCATAGTACCGAGGATCACTTGGACTGAGCGTCGGGGACTTCATGGGCATGACTACGAAAGGCTGCTGTGCCATATCCGCCATTGCCGACACGGTGAATTCAATGGAAAACTCCACACCACCAAGCTCATTACCCTCATCATAGGTCCAGTTGAAACTCTCGATGTGTCCATAGTAGACCCACTGGTCATAATGAATCGACAAGGCCCCAACGAAATGGTGGGCGTTGGACTTGCCAATGGTGTCATAGATATACCCGTTGCTCTTGTAGAGGTGAAAAGCGTTCATCAGGTTCTGCCAGGAAAGGGAGTCCCGCTTGCTGGCGTACTGGACCCCCCGGCCCCCGGACACAAAGGCACCGCAACGAGCCGAGATGGAAAGCGTCGGCTGCTCCTCGCCCCAGGCATGGAATACGAACCCGTACCGGGTCCGCTCCTGGAACTGTTGGATCTTCGTGTAATCCATAGAAAGAGACGCAGGGTTGATGAGCATCACCAGCGGTGGGATCTGCATGATCCCTGAAACCTGTCGGGCGATATCAACCGCCGCCAGCATATCAGCGATGGCGGGTTCTCCAAGGTTCGTTTGGCTTGTGGTGGGCTGGACCTCCCCCCAGGTCAGATGCTCCTTCTGGGAGTTGGCCTGAATGAAACCCTGGAGGGATCCAGTCTTCCCGTTGACTCCTACAGCCAAGGCAGACTGAGCCACCGCTGTCCGAGCGGCCTCGTAACCCTTGTAGCCCGACATTGCATTGGCAAAGGCATCCAGGCTGATGTTGTTCCCCTGTCTTGCCAGAAATCCACCGTCCTCACCGAAAGGCAGCGGGGGTTCCACCTGGAACATGAAGGGGGACAACTGACGAAGAAGCGCCTGAGACGCCTCGGGGGAGGGCAGCAACGAGTTCTCTACCTCGATCCCCACCTCGGGGCCGACCTGAAGGGGCAGGAACTCAGCGGGTGCAGGCGGAGTCTTTACTGATTGGGCCACCAGTTCGTCCCTGCTGCGATTGTACAGGTTCAGCCTGTCCCCAGGGTCAGTACTGCCGAAGCGGTCGCTAGGGTCCAAGCCCCCTAAATGATCCTCATAGTCCTGCTGGAGAGCACCCAGGTTCTCCTGTGTGGAAAGGCCAGGATCATCAGGAACTGCGGCGTCAGGCTTGGCCGGATCGTACACCTGAGCCTGTGGGGGTGCCGGTGCCTTTGGCTTAGACCCTGATCCCGACTTTGCAGTAGTGCTTCCAGGGATTGACTGAGCCTGTGAGTTGTCTGGGAATTCCTCATGATGGAAAACCCCGGAATCTTCCTGCCACCACTCCTTTACCAGCGCCCATCCCTTTTTCGCTAACTCCTTCTGTTCCTTCTTGTAAGCCTCATTTCGCTGCTTGACCAATGTGTCCTGGTAGTCTCGTTGCTCTAGCTCATCAGCCAATGCCCATGGGTCATCAAAAGGCATGCGCCCCCCTACCCGACCAGGCCGGGAACACGAGACCGGAAGCGTAGCACCTCTCGGTCAATCGTGAAGTTCGCCGTAAGCTGAAACTGGAATGGTTCCGCAGCGTCCTCTGACACAGTAAAGGCAGAGAACCAACCCAGATGGACACCCCCGTCGAAGGTCACCTTGATGATACCCTGGAACACGATTTTACCAGCAACGTCGTAGATGCTTCCGTTGTTGTGGAACAGGGCCAACAGGTCTAGATACTTGTCGTAGGCAATGGTCTCCCGCCGGGTGCCTCCGGTGTCAAAACTTCCGGGGCCACCTGTGATGTTGGACAACCCAGAGTAAGCCCGCATGAAGCCACCCGTGACCATGTTGAAATTGATGGTTCGGGCACCCTCCCCCCAGTGCTGCTCTACGAAACCCCCTCGGGTCTGGATGCGCTCGATCTGTTTGGCGTAATTGAACTCCACGGACTGAGGGGGGACGTGAAGGAGGAGCTTCAGGCTCTCGGGTAGGATGCTGGTCTCCATGTCCGGGCCGAGGATGTCAAAAACAAAAGGCCGGACGGCAAGGCTCGGGTCAAACTCATCCTGTGCCGACTTGAATGCCGACCTGAAAATGGGACTCGTTTTGCCTGAACCTAGTGCCATCTTAACTCAACAGCCCCGCATCCTGTGCCCTGGTGATCATGCTCAGAACCCCTGGACCTTCACCGTAGAGATGGAAAGTATTCGACCCCTTACCGCCGCCTTTACCCGCTTGACTCAAGGCCCCACCAGGCTTCGAGAAGACCCCCACGTCGTTAGCGTCCACCCGCTGGGCAAACTTGATGCCGCCCCGACCCACCTGCATGACAAAGTCCTCAGCCTTGGGTTTGTCCAGCCACTCATTCAACTGCAAAGCAGCAGCGGGGGAAAGAGATTCTGAATCGCCCAGGTCTCGGAGGATCAGTGCCGCTCGATCCTTCAGCCCTGCCTGCGACCCCACCCCCTTGCCACTAACGAGCGCCTCCGCTCCACCCTCAGCCGAGGTCTTACTCATCCCTGTCTGCCGCAGGTAACTGGTGATGTTTTCTACTTGCTCTTTCCGTTTGTCAGCCCTGCCCTGCTTCACAATCTCCGTGGCCAGTTCTGCGGCACGGGACTTGGCGTAACCCTTAGTGAAGAACTTGTCATCAGCGACCTCCAGCACTCTCGTTTGATCCTTGAGGGTCTGGTTCTGCTTCGCTGTGTCGGCTTCCATTTGGGAGATGATGTCCTCGGTGTTCGCTTTTTGAACATCCTCCCAAGCTTCCTCCATCTGCGAAGGCATATAATACGTGCCGTCAATCGTCTGCCCCTCCGAAGTATCCGGTTTGGCAAAAGTTCCGCCACCGGTCTCCGCCGTCATCTTCCTTTTTGTCCAGTACTGAGCAAGCTGGGTACGTTTGTCGAGTCGCCTCTCTGCTACATCGGCAGCATCCCGAGTTGTTGGGTAGGGCTTCGCTGCTTGGGCCACCTCAGAAGCCTTCGCAGCCGCAGCCAAGGCTTCCTTCATTCCGGCCTTTCGGGCACTGGTAGGGATGGCTCGTGTCTGTGTTGCGTCTGGAGCGCCCAAATGAAGTTGTGACCTCACCTCCTCTTCGGTACGGCCAGGTGTGAAAAGCCCTCGTGACGTCTGTCGAGACAACGTTCGAAGATCCTTGTCCAGGACGGCAGCCTTTGTCCTTTGTCGGGTAAGCGTCATTTCGGCGGCACCAATCTTGGCCCGCAACGCATCCTTCCCCTCAGCAGTTTCTGTAGGGATTTCGGACTGCCACTTCGAAATCTTTTTTGACAACTCTCCTTGCTCGTCCCGGTTCTTCTCCAGTTCCTTGTTTATCTTATCAGACACGGCACCACGAACGGCCTTATCATCTCCACCGCCAAGCCAATTGACGATGTCCTCAACACCATGATGGATCTTCTCCAGCCAGTATTCGACACCTTGCTCCAGGACTTTAGCGATCTCAGTGGTGTTGCGGGCAATGTCCTGGGCCAATTGGATGTCCGGGGCCAGTCCATCCTTAGCCGCCTGGGCAAAAATGTCACCCTGGCCCTGGATGTAATCCGCCATGTTATCCAGTTTCTCACCCCATTGGATGGTACCATTCTCTGCCAAGTGCGCTGAGTACACAGCGCCATCCTTGACAGCAGCACCGTATGCCTTGATCTGGTCCTCCATATCGTCTCTAGAAAGCTGCTGCCCCTCTTTTGCCTGCTTGTCTAGTTTTTCCCAGTTGCCATGCATCGTGCGGTCAATCCGAATCAACTGCTGAAGCGACTCACCAGTAATCCCTGACATCTTCTCAAAGGCGATGAGCTGTTTTAGCCCCATCTCGTGGAGGGGTTTACCAATGAAGGACTGACCTTGAGCCAACGTCATCGCCAGCTTGCCACCTATGTCTAAACCCCCCAGGGCCTTGGCCATCGCAAACTCATCACCACCTACGCCCCCAGCAACCTGTTGTAGATTAGTCAACTGCCGAACCAGATCTTCATTCCCGCTCAAAGCAGCGTCAGTCAACAAATCCGTCAGTTTGTCCTCCGACATTTTACTGAGTTTGTCTACCAATTCGTCCGCCGCCGCTGCCCTGTGGGCCTTAGACATCTTGGCTAGATTTGTGGGATCCAGATCGACCCCAATCCCCTTAAGGAGACCAGCAACCTCAGCACCACCCGCTGCAGACTGATTAATCAATTTCTCCATGAAATCTCGGGAAATGTCCTCGGCAGAACCACCGATGATCTGCTGCGTTTTTCTTGCACCTGTTGTTTTCACCCGAACAATCCTATCCGTCATCGACTCGTCAGTGAAACCCTTCGTCAGGCCCTGGATATACTCACCAGCCTTGGAGGCACCCAGGATTTTGCCGAGCGTCATAAGCATCCCAGCAGTTTCATTCAATCGGACATTGTACATGGACATGCCGGAGGTGGCCTGTAACACCATTCCGTAGAACCGTTTAATCCCGAAACCCGAGTCTCGGGCTGCGATATGAATAGCGCTCAACCCCTCCTGCACCGTTTTGAAATCAGCGCCCAACTCCTCCATCCAGGTAGCAATGTTCCCCGCCATGACCTGAGTCCCCTGCCCGAATAGCTTGGAGTAGACCATGGTCAATTGGGTAGCGTCCCGAAGCTTCTCCATCTCCTCCCGAACGTTTTTGACGTTGCCCCGGATCTCCCGGAAAGTCAGACCGGCCTCAGCGTAGGCTCCCAACACCTCCAGGTGGTCCTTGGCTGTGGTGCCCCAGATCCGATTAAAGTCGGAAGCTAAGGTGAAGGTTTCTCGGACATGACCAAGTTGTGTGTCTAACTCCCCGAACTTACCCGTCAACTCCCCTGCCGCCACCCCCGACTCTAGAATAGTGTGGTGCAACTCCTTGGCATGGGAGTCTACCATCAGAAGGATAGCCACTATGGCAGCGAACCCCGCAGCGATACTCCCGATGGCGATGAGAGCCGGACCAAGCTGGGCGAGGATTTTGCCTACCCCCCCCATAGCGCCACCGTCCTTGCCCTTCTTCACCATTCCCTCACCAGCCTTCTGTGTGAGGGTACCTAACTGAGTCAACGGACCTTTCATCATCCGAGAGAGATCCTTCGACGTCAGATCCTCGAAGGCACTTTGGATCTCGGTCCCAAATTTCTCCCCCAGCTCTCCCGCTTTCCTGGTGACCGCCTGGGAGGACATGACCTTCTCAAGCGACTTGGTGCGCCGCTTCTGGATGAGGCCCTCCTGCCGAAGTTCCTTCTTGAAGTTCTTTTCAAGCAGTCCTGTTCGGACTTTGTGCTCATCCAGTTGAAGCTGAAGCCGGGCCTTCCTTTCCACCGAGAAGTTCTTGGTCCTAAGTGCCGTTTCGATGGCCACAACCTTACGAGCGGACATCTCCAGTTCCTTGTACTGCCCCTTCATTGCCGTGGCGATCTTGGTGGCCATGTTTTTGGTCATTGTGGTAGTAGCCTCAGCAACCACCTTCACCAACCCGGTCTTAAACGGCTTCAACCCCTTCAGGTCAGGGTCAATCATAACTCTGAGGGCGGTGTCGTTCGCTTGT